TACTTGAAAGTCGCTACCAACGCGCCAGCGCCGAGCGAGGCGAGCTATAAAGGCGGCTCACCGTATCGCGAGGCTTTCCGTCAGGGTGCGACGCTAGTGCCGCGGATGCTGTGCATAGTTGAAAGGGGCACAGCAGGAAAACTCGGCGGCGACCCGAGAGCGCCGCTTCAGGAGTCGACGTTCGACCCAAGAGAAGAAGCCTTGGAAAGCGCTCAATGCGATAGAAAAGCAGATGGAGTCGGAGTTCTTGCGTCCAGTTTATCAAAAAGATTGCGGCCACGGTCGACATTCCCAACGACCTACATTTCCAGACCGCCCGCCGCCGCGTGCGCGAGGCACTCACAAAAGCCGGGGTTGCCAAACACATTGATGATTTGGTGACAAAACTTCTGGGAGGTTGAGCCCCAACTTTTTCTTAGGTTAGGTAAGTGACATCGCTTTACATTGCAGACCTGTGTGATACAAGCTGGCGTTGATTGCGCCGAGGCTGACACCTAAGCGCACAATTCGAAATAGGAAAAACGCCCCAACAGCAGGGCTGACAAACTGCTGCTGGGGCGCTGGAACTTTCAATGGTAGTGGACAGACCAGAAAAGGAGAAGGCCTGTGAGTAGATCTATTACAGCAGAACGAGCGCGAGGTCCATACCCACGTAACGTGGAGGGCCGGATAGAACGATTGACCGAGCAAGAGGTGTATCGTCGCCATCCGTGGACGCTTTGGAGACAGTGGTTGGCCGAGGCAGAAGTCACCGGCGACCCGGAGGGCGATCTGATTTCCGACATGGCGGGTTCTGGCGGCTAGAGTTTCAAATTTCCCAGCGTGGGGATTTGGTCCCTGCGTGTTGAGGGAGGCTCCTCACTGTTAATAAACCCGAACGCCGGGGCGGTTTAGGTCCGCTGACCGCAGTGATGGATTATCCCTCAAAAAATTTGATCCGGGCCTCCCGGAGATATTTACAAATCAGCCGAAATGTAGGTTGATAGGGATTGCCGCCCGGTTCGAGGTATCTACGGGCTGGCAGTATGGTTTAGGAGGACAGAAGTCAGTCCTCCAAGCAATTTCTTAGAGCGGCCTCGTGGGGGAGATGAACACCCCTGAGGGCTCCTGAACCTCGCAGGAGCACCGAATCAAGGCTCAGAACGAAGCGCAAACTGCGCGTCGGATTGGGCCTTGGGAACTTCCGAAAATCAAGGCTCTTCGGCGCGCAATTCCAAGAAGGAATTGCAGCGATGGGCCGTCCCATAAAAGCAGACCGCTCCCGGTTCGAGACGGGAGCGGCCCAGACAGGTATTGGTTCAGGAGGTGCGCGTTTAGCGCATCCCGGTCCTAGTGTCAGCCCACGGCTAAATCCACCACAAAATTTATCCAATTGGCTGGCCCGGGACGCCTTCTCCAAGCTGCAGCTCCCGGCAAACAGCCCCCGGCGGAAGCCCACGCTGCCCAAGGTCCGGTTTGGAGAGGGGGAGGTGTCATGACCCGCATCCCCCTCACGGTGTTCACTAGCGCCAGCGGTCCGCTGTCCAAGACGATCAAGATGGGTGCCGACAGCAAGCCCGAGAGCGGCAGCAACGCCACCATGGCCCGCGGCACGGCTAGGCGTGTCGAGGTAGACGGCGTCACGGGTATGGCCGAACTGATCAACAACGGCTTTGCCTCCAATCAGTCGCTTGCCTTAGGCTGCCCCCGGCTCGACCTCCCAAACGAGGAGCTGAGGGTCACGACCGAGGCAGATCTGAACGGTCAGCCCCGGCCTAACACAATCGCTCGGACTGCTAGAGACATTATATATGTGGAAGACCAGCCGGCATTCGCTCTCTTCGACTACGACACCAAGGGTGCGCCGCAGAGCATTAGGGAGCGCGTCAGAGAGAGCGGATACTGGAATGTCCTAGTAAGCGTCGTGCCGGAGCTAGCCGACGCCGCCCGCATGGAGCGCGGATCTACCAGCGCCGGTCTCTACCGCACCGACACCGAAGAGACGTTCCGGGGAGGTGACGGTGTGCACGAGTACGTGATCGCATCGGACGGCACCAAGACGAAGACCCTCATCGAAACTGTCCACGATCGATGCTGGCTAGCCGACCTCGGATGGTACTTCATCACCAAGGCTGGGCGCCTCTCCGAGAGAAGCCTAGTCGACCGCACGGTCGCCGGCCCGGAGCGGCTGGTGTTCGAGGGGCCGCCCATGGTTCTCCCACCGCTCGCGCAGAGAGCGGAGGAGCGCATGGCAGTATCTTACGCTGGCCACGTGATCGACGTGAACGACATCTGCGCCTTGACGCCAGAAGAGATGAGCACCGTTCGACGGAAGAAGAACGAGATGGCTCACCAGATGGAACCGGAGCGCAGGCGCGTCGAGGAGACATTCGAAGCCAACAGCAGGGAGAAGATGCTCGCCATGGGCCTCAGCGCCGAGCGGGTGGAAAGCGTGCTGGAGAGCATGCGCAGCAACGTGCTGCTGGAGGACTTTGAACTGAGCTTCATGAACCCGGACCTCGACGTGAAGACGGTCAAGGCCGTGCTCGACGACCCGGAGCACTTCAAGGACGAGCGCCTCCGCGACCCGCTAGAGCCGGAGCACGGCTTCATCGCCAAAGTTCTGCTGATGCGGGACGGCCGGCCGATGATCAACAGCTTCAACCACGGCGGTGCGAAGTACCAGCTGAGGCGATATGACGATGCTGTCGGAGTTCGCTTCGAGGACTTTTACGCATATATGCCTGCTCACAGCTATATCTTCACCCCGACCCGCGAGATGTGGGCCACGGCCAGCGTGAACTCCAAGCTGCCGTCGAAGCCGGTGCTGGACGAGAACGGTCAACCCGTGCTCGACGCTCGCGGAAACCCGAAGAAGATCTCGGCGAACACCTTGCTCGATCGCTATCGCTCGGTCGAGCAGATGACGTGGGCTCCGGGAATGGACATGCTGATCAAGGATCGGCTCATCGCAGACGGCGGGTGGATAGGTCGCAAGGGTGTGACGATCTTCAACCTCTATCTTCCGCCGACGATAGAGCTGGGCGACAAAGACAAGGCTGGACTTTGGATCGACCACATCAAGAAGATCTACCCGGATGATTACGAGGACGCCATCTCTTGGTTCGCCTATAAGGTCCAGCGCCCCGGCGAAAAGATTAATCACGCAGTCGTGCTGGGAGGCGCACCCGGCATCGGCAAGGACACGATCCTTGAGCCGGTGAAGCGAGCGATCGGGCCGTGGAACTTCAAGGAGATCTCACCGCAACAAGTGCTCGGCTCCTTCAACGGCTTTCTCAAGAGCGTGGTGCTGAGGGTAAACGAGGCGAGGGACCTCGGAGATTTCGATCGCTTCAAGTTCTACGACCACACCAAGTCCTACATCGCCGCGCCGCCCGACGTGCTGCGCGTCAACGAGAAGAACTTGAAAGAGTACTACGTCCTCAACTGCGTCGGCGTCATCTTCACCACCAACCACAAGACCGACGGCCTCTACCTCCCGGCCGACGACCGGCGACACTACGTGATGTGGTCCGATGCCAAGCCCGCAGAATTCTCGAAAGAGTACTGGGACAAGCTGTGGGCTTGGTACGGCAGCGGAGGCTACGGGCACGTGGCCGCCTATCTAAGCACTCTCGACATCAGCTCGTTCAACCCCAAGGCACCGCCGCCGAAGACGGAGGCCTTCTGGGAGATCGTCAACGCTAATCGGTCGACGGAAGATGCTGAGCTCGAAGACGCCATCGACGCAATGGGGAAAGAAAATTCCAAAGCGATCACCTTGCTCGATATTCTGGCTCACGTAGGGAGCAACGAAAGCTTCAAGCTCTGGCTCAAGGATCGCAAGAACTGGCGCTCCATCCCTCACCGGCTCGACTCCATCGGCTATGTCCCGGTCCGCAATCCGGACGCGGGGAATGGACTGTGGAAGATCGACGGCAGAAAGCAGGTAATCTACGCGAAGAAAGCCCTGACCCTTCGAGAGCAGCTGGATGCTGCTCGAAAAAGGAAAGAACAACCCAACCCGATATAAAAAGCCCTGCGGGTACTAGAGGTACTAGAGGTACCCATTTCGCATCCGCAATTAGAGAACGTCAGCCATAGTGAATTAGGAGAACAAGAACAAAATAGGAACATTCCAAAAATCCGACACCTGGGATTGCGGTTGGAAAATGAGTACCTCTAGTACCTTTAGTACCCAAACCCTATTATCATACCCCTTTACTTCCCTCCAGTGATCTAAGCCGTGGCCGGGCTAGCCGGGCTAGCCCGGTCTTCCATCCCAGCCCGCGACGCCCGCCACGGGCCTCCAGACAGGCACGGCGAGGCCCTTCTATCCGGATCAAGACTATCCCCCAACCCCGCAGGGGTGCCGGATATGGCATTCGCCCTCTTTTGCGGGTATTGTTCAACTCAAGATTGCCGCGGAGCGGGGATACTTGAATGTCGATGCGCTGTCCGCAATGTTTATCCGTTCAGACAACGGTTCGCGACTCGAGGCCGTTAGATGACCGTGCCGCGATTCGCCGCCGAAGGCTTTGTCTCGCGTGTAGTCATCGGTTCATAACGTTCGAGCACAATCGAGCCTTCGATTCGCAGCTCGGAGCTGAAATAAACAAACAGCTTCTCGAGCACTTTGGTTGGAATGGAATGTGCGCCGAGCTGTGCTTCCGCTGCTCGGCTGCGCTGATGGGACGGCTGCTGACTCATCGGACGGGACTCGGCAGCCGTCCCTCACAAGCGAGCAAACAATCGACATGTAATGAACATAACAAACAAAATGAACATAACAATTAAGCATGGCTATAACGCGACCAAACAAATATTTGGTCCGGGTCCTACCCGAGGCCCCTCCCATCGAAGGTCCAGCGGACGCCCGAGATTTGGTTATAGAAAGGCCTGAATTTATTAGTTCCGCGTCCGAAAACTAGGAGAACGCTGAAAGATGGGCATCCCCCGCGAAGTTTCCCCCGACGAGCTCGCAGCCGTGCTTGGCGTGACATCTCGGGCGGTCGGCAAGCTTTCCGAGCAGGGGATCTTGCGCCGCGTAGCCAGAGGCCGCTTCGATCTGAGCGCGTCTGTCGTGGCCTATATCCGATATCGCGAACGGCTTGCCGCCGAGCGCGCCGGCGGTGACGAGGGCAGCTATGCTCAGGCCCGAACTAAG